CAGCCATTCACAAGTATGACGAAACGCTATACATGGCAACAGTAATTGGTGTGTTGGAGTTGGTCAAACAACAACTGATTCAAGAAAGCATGGAAAGAGAGGACGATGATGATTGAAGCAATCAGAACATTTTTTGGAAGGGTGCGTGGACAACACAGCAACAAAGAAACTATAATTGTGGAAAGTTGTGCATGGCGTTGTCTTATTTGTGGTCAAATATTTCTGGAAGAAGCAATAGCTAAAGAACATAAGGAAAAACATCTATGAAGTTCACTGATTTAGAACAACTAATAATGCAAGCATGGACTACAAAAGAAGACTTAGATCTTTTTTTATGGGCTATGATGGATAGACCAATACCTATGACAGAAGATGAACAAGCCAATTTAATTCTTGGCATCACAGCACTACACAACAGTAGGATGCATCAACTTTTTGATGCCTACTGTAACATTTTAAAGACACACGACATAACTTACAAAGGAGTAGCGTGGGAAATAAATCTTTAACATTTATTAAAACACATCAGCCTTGCCATCATTGTGGTAGTTCAGATGGGCTATCAATAAATGATGACATGTCAACCAAGTGCTTTGTATGTAATACATTCACTCCCACCACCATAGCCTCAGAGGAAACATACACAATGCTTACAGAAGAAACAGAAGTGAAGGACACATCCTTTCTTAAACAATACAGAGAAGGCATGTCAGTGTCCGTCTCTGACAGACGCATCACTAAAGCAACAATGGAAAAGTTTGGTGTTGTTAAGTGTGACAACAACTTGTACTTTCCCTATCACGATAAGGACAGTCAGCTTGTAGCTGCAAAAGTTAGAAGTACAAAAGAAAAATCTTTCTCCACTGCTGGTGCATGGGGTAAGGGTACATTGTTTGGACAGCACTTGTTCCCCATTGGTGGGCGCTATCTCACAATAGTGGAAGGGGAGTTTGATGCACTGGCTGCATACCAGATGACAGGATCTAAGTATCCTGTTGTGTCCATACGTAATGGTGCTGGCTCTGCGTTGAAAGATTGCAAGCAATATTATGAATATATTAACAGCTTTGAAAACATCATAGTATGTTTTGATGGTGATGAGCATGGAGTGAAGGCAGCTAAGGAAGTGGCTGAGCTTTTCGGTAGCAAGTGCAAGGTGTTTAAACCACTGCCTGATTACAAGGATGCATGTGATTGGCTTTCTGAAAGCAAGGAAGCTGCCTTTGTAGATAGGTGGTGGAGGGCTGAACAGTTTGTGCCAGATGGCATTGTCTCTGGCTCCACCTTATGGGATGAAATGTCTAAGCCTTTGGCTCCAGCCGATTGCTTCTATCCTTGGCAAGGACTCAATGAACTCACCTATGGTATGCGCTTTGGTGAACTTGTCACCATCACTGCTGGTAGTGGTTTGGGTAAGAGCCAAGTGCTTAGAGAAATTGTGTGGCACATTGTGCAGAAGACAGAGGACAACATTGGCCTTATGTTCTTGGAAGAAAGCATTCGTAAGACAGGCTTATCCATCATGTCTCTTGCAGCTAATGTTCCATTGCACTTGCCCGATCATGAAGTGGGAGAAGAAGAACGCAAGAGAGCCTTTGACAATACATTAGGAACAGGTAGACTGTTTTTGTTTGATCACTTCGGAAGCACATCAACAGATAACATTATCAATCGTGTTCGTTACATGGCAAAAGGACTTAGTTGTAAGTACATATTCCTTGATCACGTATCCATCATTGTGTCTGCACAAGAGAGCGGTGATGAGCGTAAAGCCATTGATGAAATAATGACCAAGCTTCGTATGCTTGTACAAGAAACAAACATAGCTCTCATCATTGTCAGCCATCTTAAACGTCCCTCTGATAAGGGGCATGAGGAAGGTGCTGTCACTTCATTAGCACAGCTAAGAGGTAGTGGTTCCATTGCTCAGCTTAGTGATATGGTGGTTGGTCTTGAACGCAATGGTCAAGCAGAAGAAGAACAAGTGCGGAACATGACTAAGGTTCGTGTGCTTAAGAACAGGTTTAGTGGAACAACAGGCCCCGCTGGTAACTTGCTTTACAACAAGCACACTGGTAGGATGTTAGAATTTGTTGAGGAGGAAGGTGAAGCATTATGAAACAAAAACCAATTGTCACTTTTGTTGGTGAGGCTGATTTCTTTACTGATTTTTTAATAACTGATGAACAGAAAGAATTGTACAAACAAGATAGCAATGAAATTACACAGGCTGTAGTGTATGGAGTAGTCCATGTCCATCCTATCTTGGGCAGACAAAGAAAAATATTCACAAGCATTGTGGTAAATAAATTTGATGATGGAAGTTTTGAAACACTGAACACAATATACAAGCCACACAATGATCTATCTTGACATAGAAACAAACACAAGCCATGACACTATATGGCTGTGTATCACTATGAAAGACGGTGTGCTTACACACTGGAGAAATCCCGAAGGCTTGCTGGAATACTTAGGTGATGATGAAGTGTGTGGGCATAACATCATTGGCTTTGATGCACCAGTGTTACAGAAAGTGTGGGGCATAATCATTGATCCAAAGAAGCTAGTGGATACTCTCATCCTATCTAGACTGTACAAACCTGACATTGAAATGGTTTGTATTGAGGGACAGAAAGCACCATCCTTACACAGCCTTGAAGCATGGGGTATTCGTTTGGGAGAGCATAAGATTTCTTTTACAGACTTTGATGGTGGGTGGTCTGAAGAAATGGCTAAGTATTGTGAGCAAGATGTATTGCTGCTTAGAAGACTACACATACATCTAATTAAAGTGATGGCTGATGAAGGCTTCAGTGCTAAGAGCATACAGCTTGAACATGAAGTGGCTCTTGTCTGTAAGCAAATGGAAGACACAGGCTTCATGCTTGATGAGCGCAAGGCTATGCTTCTACAGGCTGAACTCAGTGGACGTATGGCTGACATTGAAGCAAAGATGCAAGAAGTGTTTAAACCAATTGTGGAACAACGCTGGTCTGATAAGACAGGCAAACAATTGAAAGACAAAACCACCATCTTTAATCCCGGTAGTAGACAACAAATAGCTGAGCGTTTGCAAGGGCTTGGTGTTGTGTTTACAAAGAAGACAGAGAAGGGTCACATCATTGTAGATGAGACAGTGCTGGAAGGCATTGATCTACCAGAAGCAAAGCTTGTCTCTGAATACTTGATGCTACAAAAACGTGTAGCACAGATTAGTAGTTGGCTTGAGCTTGTACAACCTGATGGCAGGGTGCATGGCAGAGTGATTACCAATGGTGCAGTGACAGGCAGGTGTACACACAGTAGCCCCAACATGGCACAGGTTCCAGCCGTAGGTAATCCTTATGGTGCTGAGTGCAGAGAGATGTGGACAGTGCCTAAAGGGAAGGTGCAGGTGGGTGTAGACTTGAGTGGCATTGAGCTACGTTGCCTAGCCCACTACATGCGTGATCTGGAGTGGCAAGAAGAACTCTTGAAGGGTGATATACATTGGAAGAACTGCCAAGCTTTTGGGCTTGTTCCTAAAGGCACAGTGAAGGATGATGGTAATAGTGAGCACAAGAAGTTTCGTAATCAAACAAAGACTATGACATACGCAATGTTGTATGGTGCTGGTGCTGCTAAGATTGGACTCACTGCTGGTGTGTCTCCAACAAAAGGCAAGAAACTTATTGAAAACTTTCTTGATAACACTCCAGCTTTAAAGAAGCTGAAGAATAAGATAAACAAGATCGGTGTCAATGGTAAACTGCCCGGCCTTGATGGTAGAATATTGTGGATAAGATCACAACACGCTGCCTTAAACACCTTGCTTCAATGCGCTGGTGCAGTGGTGGCTAAGCAATGGCTTATAGAATCTACGAAGGCTTTGAATGAAGCTAACATAGATGCAAAGCTTATAGCTTTTGTTCATGATGAAACACAATGGGAAGTTGATGTATCTCAAGCACAACAAGCCATGAAAATTATTGAAGAAGCTGCAACAAAAGCAGGAGAAGTGTTACAATTTAGATGTCCTGTTGATGCCGAAGGAAAGATTGGCAACAACTGGCGTGATTGCCACTGACGTTACTGGTGGGTTTTGATAAAGGAAATTGAAATGACTGATGAAAAAAAGAAGTTGAAGATTAAATGCGACATTTATTGGGCGCAATTGAGCAAGATGAATGAGATGAGTGGTGCTTACCAAGTCAACTTGTGTAACCTGTCTGACGCAGCAGCAGAAGCTCTGGAGGAAATGGGCATCTCTGTCAATCAAGACAGCGAGAAGAAGGCTGACATGGGACGTTACATCACTTGTAAGTCTAAGAACAAACCAATCAAAGCATTCGATGTTGATGGTGAAGAAATCACTGAAGACATTGGTAATGGTAGCAAGGCCAAGGCTTTGGTTGGTAGTTATGATTGGACATATAAAACTAAAAAAGGTGTCAGCCCCTCGCTGATCAAGCTTGTCGTCACTGACTTGGTTGAGTATGCTGGTGCTGGTGGTATTGATGCCGATGACGAAGACGTTCTTTAAAGGAAAACAAAATGAAAATTAAACTTGATCTCCACATTGACACTGTTAATGCTGCTTTGACAGGATTGGGTAAACTCCCTTTCGAGTTTTCTGCTCAGCATATCACTGTCATTCAACAACAAGCTGCTCCACAAGTTGAGGCTTTGCAAGCCCAAACTTCTCAGGCTAATGAGGCACAGCTTCCTTTGTTCCCCGAACAAGCTGCTGACTAATGATAGCCTTAGTTGATGCAGATATCATAGGATATCGCATCGCTTTTGCATGTAAGAATGAAAGCACAATCACTGCTAAGCATACGCTTAATAGTTATATTGCTGACATTCTTACATGTGGTGTAGACAACACCTTTGATGGTTGCTATGTTGATCAGTGGAAACTTTTTCTCACAGGAAAAGACAACTTCAGGAACAACATAGCAGTCACTGCTGTCTACAAAGGAAACAGAACAGCCCCTAAACCTGAACATCTCCCTGCCCTACGCCAGCACATGGTGAAGGAGTGGGGTGCTGTCGTTGTTGAAGGACAAGAAGCAGATGATGCTATAGCAATTGAAGCTTCTGTGCTTAAAGAAGAATGTGTTGTAGCTTCTGTAGATAAAGACTTAGATCAAATTGCAGGATGGCATTACAACTTTGTAAAGAAGCAGGGCTATCACGTTACGCCTGAGCAAGGCATGTATTCTTTTTATAAACAAATCTTGACAGGTGATGCTGCTGATAATATCATTGGCTTACAAGGGATAGGCCCTGTTAAAGCTGACAAGCTTTTAAATGAGCTTATCACTGAAGAAGAATTATATGCGGCTTGTGTAGCAGCATATGATGGTGATGAAGAAAGAGTGCTGGAAAACGCTAGGCTGCTCTGGTTAAGAAGAAGTGAAGGGCAGCAATGGCAACCCCCAACGAAAGAAAATCATGACGAAAGAAACAGAACTGCGGCCTAATGATGTGGCTATAATTTTACGTCCCACTATACAAAATGGTATGTGGGATGGAGACTTTGAGGTGCTTGTCACAGGCTTTGGCCCTGTCACTTTGAAGAAAGA